TTATTATTTGCTGAATTTTCTTCGAATTTTATAAAAATATTCACCGATTCATTATTATTTTCAATATTTTTTTTATTATTATAAATCAGTAATAATTTATCAAATAAATCGTTTAAATCATAGTTCTTCTTCATAAAATTACACTCTCCGCAACAACTTTTTATATTTTCTAATAAATATCCTTTTGTGTTATCTATTCTATCTATTCCATTTTTATGATTATTACTATTCATTTTACCACATAAATAACAATTATTAATTCTAATAATATCAAAATCTGTTTGAGATATTAGAAATGTAAAATCTTTTTTTAATGCACGTCGTTTATAATCGCAATACAATGCAGAATTATGGTCAGCAAAACATTCAGGGTAATATCTTCCATTTATTTTTTTCTGGTATGTCAAAATATGTTCAACACGTTTTATAAATGTTTCATCACTTGTAGATCCTTTCATATAATTACACATTTTACAGCAACTTACGCAATTATCTAATAAATATCCTTCATTTTGATTTTTACGGTCAATTCCATTGAATCCTTTATCTTCTATTATACCACAATAATGACATTCTTTATTAACTATATCGCAATATTCTTCAATTGTAATTTCAAATTTTAAACCTTTATATTCCGCAGTCCTAACATAATTTGAATAGTTTATTTGACGATTATTCTTTTTATTTTCATTAGTCTCGACCATTTTTTCTGGATTGTTCTCCCTCCATTTCTTCGCTTGTTCTGCTTGTAATTTCAAGTATTCTTCGACACCAATCTCTTCTATTTTACGCCCCCTAGAATCCATATACGTTTTTGCAACTTTTTCATAATTTTCTTCCCTCCATTTTTTCTTTACTGCAATTCTTTCTGGTTTTGCATCATTTATTCTTGCAACTTCATTTCTATGTTCTTTATCACGATTTAAATTATGAATTTTGTTATTTTCTCTACAAGACATACACGTTTTAGTAATAATAGAAAGGGCACCTACAAAATTATCAATATGCAATTCTTTACAACAAGTCGTGCAAAATTTGGTATTTATTACAGTTGCAGTTTCTTCTACTTTTTTATTTTCTTCACGTACTGAACTACGACGATTCCTATCTCGTTCTCGTTCCTGCTCTAGGCATTCTGGACATTTTGAATAATCATAATCTAATTCAAGTTGTGCACGACAACCACGATTGTAATTATAACAAATCTTTTTATTTGATTCAGTAGTCTCGTCAACGAATACACATAGTTGATGAATTCCACAATAGTTATTTTCTTTACTTTTTTTAAATTTGCAACCTTCTTTTTTACATAGCACAATTTTTTCCTTTAGTTTTTTTCGTTCAATCTTACCCCGTTCTTTACATTTTTCACATGTTCTATCATCATTCTCAAAATGATTCATCTTTTTACAACCACTACAGAGTGTAAGATTTGCCAACATATCATCTGTATATTCATTCATATATTGATGATTTTTACAAAATCTAGAGTCATCCAAACACTGAAAACGACAAGGTTCTCCTTTATAATCTTTTGACAGACATTTTGATTTTCCCATCTATATATTATATAGAGAAAATATTTCTAAGTATTTTTTACGTAAATATATTAAACAATATTTATGCCTCAATTTTCTTGTATATGGTTTTTACATTCTTGTGATTTTTCCTTTCGTTTTTGATAAGCAATTTTATTATATTCTTTTTTTCTCTCTTTTGAAATGGTACTATTATAGTCGGTTCTTTCTTTGTATTCATTTACCCGTTGTTTTATTTCTTCTTTATGATTTTCATAATATGTCTTGCTTCTGGATGGTGCAGTATATTTTTTAAGATGTTCTTTCGTGTCATTTAATTCTTTTTTTAACAGTTCATTTTCTGTTTTTAATCTTTCTATTTCTTTTATCAATTCCATATTACTCATTTTAGATAATAGTAATATTATGTTTATATTTTTTTGCATATTTAAATTATAAATTCAGAAACTGATTTTGTTATTGATTTAGATAATATATGGAAATTGTTGGGATTTAGTAAAAAAAATAGAGAAAAAAAAATTATTAGAAAAATATTTTTTTATTAAATAATTATTATAAATGTTTGCTTTCTCCTGAAAGAGAGCAAAAACAGGAAGAGGTGGTAACATTCCATATAATGGATTTCTTTACAAATCATTAGAACCAAAATTAAAGTGTTTTCAATAAAACTTAATCTATTCAAGAAACCACATACCACACAGGTTTTTCTCTTTTTTTCCACGAAGCAATTTTTTGTTTGTCTTTTGATTGATAGTAAATGCGGTAAGACTCAATCGGGTCATCACGTTTGCATTCGACCGGCATAGCAAGTGCAAATGGTGTTAAACCAGTAGAAGGAAATTTGTCCGCAGTAGGTGCATATTCTCTCAAATATTTGGCAACAATATATGATTTATGCATTTTTTCAGGAGGGTGTTCATAGCGAAATTTCCATTCATTATGCATAGCATCAACTAGATTTAATGTCCATAAATAGTTATCTAGTGATGTACGCATCCAAATAGTTACAGGATGATTTTTATGTGCAATTTTATACAATTTAATTTTTTGACTGATTTCATTTTCAGGGTCAATGATTTGGATAGCAGTGCAGAGCATTTGAACTGCTTCTAATATTATTTTGCTAACGTGTTTATCAAACATATATTCCGCACATTCTTGAAAATTCAACGAGAGAATAAATAGATTCATTTTGGTTGTTTTTATTTGTTGTTGAATTAAACCAAATTTTCCAATCAATTTTTCTATATTTCTAAAATATTATATATTTTTGTAAAAACTGCATAGAAACATAAAACATATCATAACAATAATAATGTCATTGTTTTGTTCAACAACATTACATACACAAAATGAATTATTAATGAAAAGTTTAATGGATTTTTATAAAAAAAAGGAGAACATTCATAAGATGATGAGAATTATCAATGGTGATTCCAAGATTTCGCTAAGAATCGTAGATTGGTTTGTTACCAATTTTGCCAAAAAATATTATACAGTTTATAACATAGATGATGGAAAGGATGCAATGCGTTTCAAAGTACACAATGATTATAAATTAAAATTAAAGGCATATTCAAAACGTAGATTTGATGTATTTTGTAGGTGGGAACGCATAACAGTTCCATATGATACAAATAATTATATTGAAACTACGATTGGACAGTTGAATTTCTTTAAATGGGCAATAGAGAACAAGATAATAGAATTTATTGAGGAAAATTATTCAGTTATCGAGGGTGATATGAATCATAGGAATAGTACATCTAAGAAAAGAACAACATTGGATTCGACTTGTTCTACAGATACTACGGATAGTGAAATTACTACAGATTCTGTAGATTCTGCAAATAGCAAAAATTCATCAGAAAACAGTTATACAAATAATAGTAAAACACGTAAAAAGAGAGAGGAATTATCAGTGTCTGCATGTAAATGCATAAAAAAAGAAGCAGTAAATATTGTTGTGAGATTTAATTAATTAAGGTCTATTCATGGTCTAGAAACATTCATTTCATAAGCACGTTGAAAAGAAGGTTCTTCATATAGATATTTATTTATTCTTTCCATCCAATCGTGTAAAATCATAGGATTTGAATAGATATCAATATTACCATCTAGTACCATTTTTTCTTTGGTAGAAACAATGGCATTCATCATAGAATCATGATATATTCCACAGTTCCTCAAATATTCTACAGGAATATTACTTTCGCCGTCACGAGAACGTAATTTTATTCGTTCATTGCATATATTATAATCAGTATTTACATAGATAATTCCATGGATAGGAAATTCACATGCAAATGTATCAAACCATTTTTTATATATTTGGTAATTCACATCTTCAATAAATCCACTATCGAATAACATTTTTGCAAACACATATTTATCTGTATATAACGAGCGTTCAGTAATAATAATGGCATCAGGATTTTCAGCACATGCCTTTTTCAACAATGCTAAACGTGAAATATATGCCATCATTTGAAATGGAAAAGAGTATTTCGACTGGTCTTGATAAAATTTTTGTAACATAGTGATGCCATCTGCGTCACGAATCGATTCCCATTCATCTACTGGTTCTTGTAGAAAGATAATATCAGCATAGTTTTTGTAATGTTGTTTTAGGTTAGCAAGCAGTGTGGATTTGCCAGAACCAATATTTCCTTCAATGGTAAAAATTTTTGGCATGATTGTTATTAATAATAATGAATATAATAATTTTATTGATGGAACATGTTTTCAATTTTTTATGAATTTATTTACATGGTTTTTTTATTTTTTTCCATTATCTTTATTGGAACCATTACCTATCTCCTTAGTA